GCAGAAGGCGCGGAAGAACGGGCGGCTGGTGGTTCACGACGATGGGTCGATCAACGCCGCGGCATCGGATGTGCGGCGGGCGGAGATGACCGACCCTGACCAGCAGCGGCGCAGCCTGGGTGGCGAGACCCTCGCCAGCGGTGCGGGCGAGACCTCGTCCTACATCAAGGCCCGGACGCTGCTGACGGTCTATGCCGCACAGGACAAGCAGATCGCGGTCCAGAAGAAAAAGGGCACGTTGGTCGACCGTGCGCGGGCGGAGATGCTGGTGTTTCGTCTCGCGCGGCAGGAACGGGATGTCTGGGTCACCTGGCCCGGGCGGGTGGCCGCACTGATGGCGGCGCAGATCATGGCGGAGGTGGAACGGCAATCCGGGGCATCGGTGACGATCGAGACCGCGATCATGCAGAGGGTGCTGGAAGCCCATGTCCGCGAACAGCTCGACGCCCTCGCCGACCTCCGGGTCTCGCTCGCATGATGTGGATGACAACCATGATCTGACGGCCGACCTCGACCTCGGCTTCGATGGGGCCGAGGATCTTCTCCGGGTCTGGCGGAAGGGGCTGCGCCCTGATCCGAACCTGACGGTGTCGGAATGGGCGGATCGGCATCGCTGGCTGTCGTCGCGGGGTGCGGCCGAGCCGGGGCGCTATCGCACCGCCCGCGCGCCCTATCTGCGCGAGATCATGGATGCGCTGTCCCCAAGCCATCCCGCCCAGCGCATCACCTTCATGAAGGCCGCGCAGGTCGGGGCCACCGAGGCCGGGAACAACTGGATCGGCTTCGTCATCCACCACGCCCCGGGACCGATGCTTGCGGTGCTGCCGAGCCTGGAACTGGCGAAGCGCACCTCACGGGGCCGTCTTGATCCCCTGATCGCGGACAGCCCGGCCCTGCGCGAGCGGGTGAATCCGGCCCGATCCCGCGATGCCGGGAATTCGATGCTGTCGAAGGAGTTTCCCGGCGGCATCCTCGTCCTGACCGGTGCCAATTCGGCGACCGGCCTGCGGTCGATGCCCGCGCGCTATGTGTTTCTGGACGAGGTTGACGCCTATCCGGCCTCGGCCGACGAAGAAGGCGATCCGGTCACGCTGGCCGAGGCGCGGACCACGACCTTCTCGCACCGGCGCAAGGTGTTCATGGTCTCGACCCCCACGATCCGGGGGCTATCCCGGATCGAGCGCGAGTTCGAGGCATCGGATCAGCGGCGCTACTTCGTGCCCTGCCCCCACTGCGGCGCGATGCAGTGGCTGCAGTTCGACCGGCTGCGCTGGGCGAAGGGGAGGCCGGAAACCGCCGCCTACCATTGCGAGGGCTGCGAACGCCCCATCGCCGAGCACCACAAGACAGAGATGCTGGCTAAGGGGGAATGGCGGGCGACAGCGGTTTCCAAGGATCCGAAGGCCATCGGCTTCCACCTCTCGGCACTCTATTCGCCGCTCGGTTGGAAAAGCTGGTCCGACGTCGCACGGGAATGGCTGGCGGCCCAGGGGTCGGACGAAACGCTGCGCGCCGCGCGCAACACGCTGCTGGGCGAGACGTGGGTCGAGAGCGGCGATGCGCCGGAATGGCAGCGGCTGGCGGATCGACGGGAAACCTGGAAGCCGGGCACTGTGCCGATTGCCGGGTTGTTCCTGACCGCAGGCGCCGACGTGCAGAAGGACCGGATCGAGGTCGATGTCTGGGCGTGGGGCCGCGGCCTCGAGTCCTGGCTCGTCGATCACATCGTCATCCCGGGCGGGCCCGACGATCCGGCGGCCTGGGACAAGCTGACAGCGCTGTTGGGGAAGAGCTGGCAGCATGCAAACGGCGCCTTCATGACCTTGGCGCGGCTCGGGATCGACACCGGCTACGAGGCCGCGGCTGTCTATGGCTGGTCGCGCAAGGTCGGGTTCGAACAGGTCGCGCCCCTGAAGGGCCTCGAAGGGTTCAACCGGTCGGCCCCGGTCTCGGGCCCTACCTTCGTCGACGCCACCATCGGCGGGAAGCGGCTGCGCCGGGGAGCGCGGCTCTGGTCGGTGGCCACGGCGACGTTCAAGGCGGAGACCTATCGCTTCCTGCGGATCGAACGACCGAGTGATGAAGACCGGGCGATGGGCGTGCTCGATGCGGCGGGGACTGTCCACATCCCCGGCTGGGCCGACACCGAATGGTTGAAGCAGCTGGTCGCAGAACAGCTGGTCACCGTCCGCAACAAGCGCGGCTATGCCCATCAGGAATGGCAGAAGATGCGCGAGCGGAATGAAGCGCTGGACTGCCGGGTCTACGCCCGCGCCGCGGCGTGGATCCTCGGCGCCGACCGCTGGGACGAGGCAACCTGGCGGCGCCTGGAAGCGCAGGCAGGCGTCGAAACCCGCCTGCCAGTGGCCGTGCCCGTGGCGACGGAAACGGCGGCATCGGCCGCACCCAAAGCCGGAACCCTGACCACGCCACGCCGGAAGCGGCGGGCCTACACCCCGAACTTCATGAGGGACTGATGGACCTGGAACGCATGCAGGCCCTGCTCACGGCACTGCAAGAAGCCCGCTTCGCTGGGCTGCGCAGCGTCAGCTACGACGGCAAGACGGTGACCTACGGATCGGACGCCGAACTGGCCGCGGCGATCCGGGATCTCGAGGCGCGGATCGCTACCGCCTCCGCAACCCCGCGTCGCCGCCGCTGGGGCACGGTCGCGACGAAGGGTCTGTGACCATGGTCTTCGACGCCTTCCGCGCGCGGCTCGGCTCGATCATCGGTGGCTTCGACGCCGCACAGTCCCATCGCCGCATGCGCGGGTTCCGCGCCACCCGGGCGCATGTGAACACGCTGATCGCGGCCTCGGGCGAAACCATCACCGCCCGTGCGCGCTGGCTGGTCCGGAACAACGGCTATGCCGCAAACGCCGTCGATGCCTTCGCGAACCATGTCGTCGGTGACGGGATCAAGCCCTCTTCGAAAATCGCGGATGCGGCGAAGAAGGAGGAGTTGCAGAAGCTCTGGCTCGCCTGGACCGACGAGGCCGATGCCGAGGGGCTGACCGACTTCTTCGGGTTGCAGCGCCGGGCGGCGCGGGAAGTGTTCTTGGCAGGCGAGGTGTTCCTGCGGATCCGCACACGACGGCCCGAAGACGGGCTGACGGTGCCGATGCAGCTGCAGATGCTGCCTTCGGAAATGCTGCCCCAGGACATGACCCGCGTTCTCCCTGGCGCGGGATCGATCCGGCAGGGGATCGAGTTCGACGGCATTGGACGGCGCGTTGCCTATCACTTCCTGCGCCGCCATCCGGGCGACAGTACCGATCCGGGGCTGGCCGGGGAGACGGTGCGCGTGCCCGCGTCCGAGGTCATCCACATCCTCGACCCGGTCGAGGCAGGCCAGTTGCGCGGCGTGTCGCGCTTCGCCGCGGCGGTGGTGAAGCTCTTCACCCTCGACCTCTACGACGATGCGGAGCTGGAGCGGAAGAAGGCCGCGGCGATGTTCGCGATGTTCATCACGTCGCCAGCGCCAGAAACTGCCCTCGATCCGGCGGAGGACGATCTGGAGGTGGAACCGGGCCAGGTGGTGCGCCTCGACCCGGGCGAGGATGTCACCACGCCATCAACGCCGGATTCCGGCAGCACGTATGAGCCCTTCCAGTATCGGACGCTTCTGCAGATCGGCGCGGCGCTGGGCGTGCCCTATGGCTATCTGACCGGCGACACCGCCAAGGGGAACTTCTCGAACACCCGGATCGCGCTCGTCGACTTCCGGCGTCGCATCTCGGCCTTCCAGCATTCGGTGATGGTCTATCAGCTCTGCTGTGCCGTCTGGACGCGCTGGATGGACATGGCCGTGCTGGCGGGGGCCATTGACCTGCCGGGCTATGCCACCGACCGGCGGCAATACCTCGCCTGCGACTGGCTTCCGACCAAGTGGGACTGGATCGACCCGGCCAAGGATGCCTCGGCTGAGATCCTGCAGATCGAGGCGGGCCTGAAATCCCGCACGCAGGCCATCGCCGAACGGGGCTACGACGCTGAACAGGTCGACCGGGAAATCGCCGCCGAACGGAAGCGTGAGGCAGACCTCGGGCTCGACTTCCGTCGGCCGGGATCGCCCGCACAAGCGGCGGGTGGCGGCGCTGGGCCGGGTGACACCGAGGGCCAGCAACAGGGCCAGCAGGTGGTCGGCAACCAGGACGACGACGGCGAGGACCGGGAACCACGGCCCGCGGAGGAGGGATGATGCACCACACCCAGATCGCCCAGCGCGTGTTCAATACGCCCCTGATGGTCGATCCGGCCAAGGCGCTGGCCTTCTTGACCGGGCTAGGGCCCCGGATCACGGGGCGGGACATCAGCATCGAGGGGCTGGAAATCGCCGCCGAAGATCAGGATGCCGCCACCCTGCCCGCCCGGGCCTCGCTCTTCGGCGACGACCTGACCAACCGCCAGGCACGGAACGGCGGTCAGCCCTTCGCTGTGGTCGAAGGGATCGCCGTGATCGAGATCGCGGGCACACTGGTGCATCGCGGCGCGTGGATCGGACAATCCTCCGGCCTGACCTCCTACGAGGGGATCGCCGCCCAGCTGCAGGCGGCGCTTGCCGATCCTGCGATCCGCGGCATTGCGCTCGATATCGACAGCTTCGGTGGCGAGGTTGCGGGGGCCTTTGACCTCGCCGACCGCATCCGGGCGGCACGTGCGCAGAAACCGGTCCATGCCTTCGTCGCTGATCATGCCCTCTCGGCCGCTTATGCGCTGGCGTCGCAAGCCGACCGCATCATCCTGCCCCGCACCGGGGCCGTCGGCAGCATCGGCGTTGTCGCCATGCACAGCGACATGAGCGGGGCACTGGACCAGAAGGGCATCGCGGTCACGCTGATCCACGCAGGCGCCCGAAAGGTCGATGCCAATCCCTACCAGCCCCTGCCTGAGACCGTCCGCGCCCGGATCGCGGGTGAGTTGGAAGACCTCCGCCAGCTCTTCGCAGAAACCGTCGCAGAAGGTCGCGGCCGACGCCTCGACACAAGCCAGGCGCTGGGCACCGAAGCCGCCATCTTCCGCGGTGAAGCGGCGGTGTTTGCCGGTCTCGCCGACGAGGTGGCCGATCCGGTCACCGCCTTCCGCGCGTTCGCTGCCGCACCCCGCGGCACATCCACCCCCAGAGGAAAGGGCCCGATGATGACCACCGCCCCCGAAGATCATGCGCAGCCTGCAGTCGCGCCTGCCGCCAGCACCCCGCCGGAACCGGCCCCGCCCGCGGCAAGCGCGCCGCCGCAAACCACGGCGACGCCCCTGTCGCCCGAAGCGATCCGGGCCGAGGCGGCCGAGGTCGCACAGGTCTGTGCGCAGGCGGCCCGACTCGGCATGCAAATCGATGCTGCCGATGCCGTCGCCAAGGGCGTGAAACCTGAAGCCCTGCGCGCCAAGGTCCTGGCTGACCTCGCCGCCCGCAGCGATGCCGCGGGCATCATCGCCACCGCCCCGGCGGCAGGGGCGAAGGAAAGCCCCATCGTCGCGGCCGCCAAGAAATCCGCCGCCGCCTCGCGCTGACACTTCTGCCCGCGCTGGGCGCCCCATCCCCCAACATCCCGGAGACTGAACCATGCCCGTCCTGACGGAACCGCCCAGCATGGGCGATGTCCTCAAATACGAGGTCAACCCGAACTACACCCGCGAAGTGGTGACGCTGCTCGCGGGCACGCCCTACCCCGTCGGCGCCGTCCTCGGCCGCATCACGGCCAGCGGCAAGTACAAGCTCGCGACCAGCGGCGGCACGGATGGCGCACAGACCGCCTCGGCCGTTCTCCTCTATGCCGTGGACGCAACCCTCGCGGACGCCACCGGCATCGTTGTGGCCCGTGGCCCGGCAATCGTCTCGCGTGCTGGCCTCGCCTACGACGCCACCGTTGATGACGGTGCCAAGATCACCACCAAGATCGGCCAACTCGCCGCCGCAGGCATCGTCGCCCGCGACGGCGTCTGATCCCCCTCATTCCCCCGGAGCCCCACCATGACCCTCGTCCGCAATCCCTTCGACGCTGGCGGCTATTCGCTGGCCGAAATGACGCAGGCCATCAACATCCTGCCCAACCTCTACACCCGCCTCGCCCAGATCGGCCTCTTCCGCTTCGAAGGGATCAGCCAGCGCTCGGTCATCATCGAGCAGTACGAAGGCGTCCTGAGCCTCCTGCCCTCTGTCCCGCTCGGCGGCCCCGCCACCGTCGGCACCCGCGAGGGCCGGTCCATGCGCAGCTTCGCCTTGCCGTGGATCCCGCATGACGACGTGATCCTGCCCGCCGACATCCAGGGTCAACCCGGCCTCGGGGCCTTCGACGCTGCCGATCCCCTCGTCGAGGTGATGAACCGCAAGCTCCTCCTGATGCGGCGCAAGCATGCCCAGACCCGAGAATACATGGAAATGAATGCGCTCCGCGGCATCGTAAAGGACGGCGCGGGCACGACCCTCTACAACTACTTCACCGAATTCGGCCTCGCGCAAATCTCGGTCGACTTCGTACTCGGCACCGCCGGAACCAACGTGCAGGGCAAGGTCCGCGAGGTGCTGCGCGCCATCGAAGACAACCTGCTGGGCGAGGCGATGACCAGCGTGCACGCCCTCGTCAGCCGCGAGTTCTTCGACAAGCTGATCGCGCATCCGAAGACCGAGGAGGCCTACAAGTTCTACGCAGCGACCGGCGCCCAGCCGCTGCGCGAGGATGTGCGCCGCAACTTCCCCTTCGGCGGCATCCTCTTCGAGGAATACTCCGGCACCGTCACTCTCTCGACCAAGGCCACCGAACGGCTGGTCCCGGCGAACGAAGGCATCGCCTTCCCGCTCGGCACGATGGACACCTTCACCACCTATGGCGGCCCGGCGAACCTGCTGGAAACCGCCAACACCATCGGCCTGCCGCTCTACGCCCGCCAGCATCTCGACGAAAAGGGGCGCTGGATCGACGTGATGACGGAGGCTTCGATCCTGCCGGTGAACAAGCGGCCCCGACTGGCGATCCGCCTGCACACGTCGAACTGACGGACCCAACCATGTCCGTCTTTGCCGCCGCCATGGATCGCATCTTCACCCATGCCTCCATGGCGGCCCCGGCCCTCTGGATCTCGGCCACGACGTCCGAGGAACGTCCGATCCGCATCATTGTCCGCGCGCCCGACCGCGTCACCGACTTCGGTGCGGGCCGCTTCGTCAGCGACACGACGGTGGTCGATGTGCGCGTGGCCGACCTCCCCGCCCCGCGCCCGGGCGACGTGATCGTCATCGGCGCGGACAGCCATGTGATCCAGGGGGAACCATTGCGCGACCACGAACGGCTGATCTGGACCCTCGACCTGCGCCCGGCGTGACCCGATGAAACTGAAGCTCGAGATCAGCCCCGACCTCGCCGCCCTGATGCAGGCGGAAATCCGTGCAGGTGAGAAGGCCGTCACCACCGCCATGCGAGAGGCTGGCGCTGGTCTCAAATCCGCCTGGCGCAGCCAGATCACCGGCGCTGGGCTGGGCACCCGGCTCGGTAACTCGATCCGGCTCGCCACCTATCCCAAGGGCGGCGAGAGCCTGAACGCCGCGGCGCTGGTCTGGTCGAACGCCCCGGTCATCGTCGGCGCGCATGACACGGGGCCGCTGATCCGGTCGCGCAACGGGTTCTGGCTGGCGATCCCCACCGCCGCCGCGGGCAAATCCACCCGCGGCGGCCGCATCACCCCCGGCGAGTGGGAACGCCGCACCGGCCTGCGGCTGCGGTTCATCTATCGTCGCCGCGGCCCGAGCCTGCTGGTGGCCGAGGGGCGGTTGAACAGCAAGGGCCGCGCAGTAGTGTCACGATCAAAGACCGGCCGCGGTCTGACCACCGTGCCGATCTTCCTGCTGGTTCCGCAGGTCAGGCTGCGCAAGCGACTGGATCTGGCGCGGGATGCCGAGCGGGCCATCGACGGCGTGCCGGGGCGGATCGTAGCGGGGTGGGTGAGTGCGATGGTGTAAAGCGGCACAGGTCTGCAACCAGGCTCACCCCAACTGCGAAGGCAGTTCACTTGTCGAATTCGGCCGTGTCCAGGCCGAAATCGTCGACGAGCGCCCGCACTTCTTTTGCATCGAGCACATCGGGGTGCTTCTTGTGGGCGACGTAGACACCTTCGAGTGCGAGGTCGTACTCCCCAACATAGAAGAATGTTCGATCACCAGACATGTCGATGCCTGCCTGTTCAAGGGCCTTGATCTGCTTTTCAAGGAGTTCAATTGCTTCTTTGTCGTCCATCTCTGCCCTAGTTCCTTCTTACACCCGGCCCCGAGAGCGGGTAACCCGTCCGCACTTCGCCGTTTGGTTGTACGACAACTTCGATCGTGACGCCATTTACCTCGCCGACGACGACCAGATCGCCATCACGATGCGCGGTTCGATCAACAGTACCAGTTCCCGCGACTTGCCTTATGGCGTCCAGAATATCATCATCTGACCAGGTGGCGGGAAATTCCGTCTTGCCCGGTATGCCCGTTCCATATCGATGCCCTCCGCTACGACCCTCGCCATCCAGAATATGCCGCGCGCGATCTTCGGGGATAGAGACGCTGTCAATCGAATGCGGGTTCTC